TTCATCTGTCAGAAATGTGATGAGGAAGTATATGTATCTCGCTACTATCAAGAGACATATGAGTGTACTTGGATGTGCAATAATAAACATCTATCAAAGGTCAGCCTATATTCTCCAAGAGGATACTAATGAGTGAAAGAGGAGAGGCTAAAAGAATAGGCGCTAAGTTGCAAAAAAATAGTGGTCGTGGTAAGATTCAGAAAGGCGATGCAACTTGGCGCGACTATGTTATTGATTTTAAGGAATTCTCAAAATCATTTAGTCTTACTAGAGATGTGTGGGCCAAGGTAGTAACTGACACACTAAAGTCAGATAAAACAAAATCACCAGTAATAATGTTGGTTCTTGGAGAACAGCATAAGACAAGACTAGCAATTATAGAGTGGTCTGAATTTGAAAGGTTGGTTGAAAATGACAACGACTCTACAGCAGATTGACGGACTGTATGAAATTGCAGACTATATGCAAGATGATGAATTGACACAGGCACTAGAGTTTATTGCAAAAATTATTCTTAAGCCAGATATTCCAGTTCAGGTTGCTATGGTAGAATTGGTACGTTTACAAGCAATTGCAGCAAAAATGGCGTTCAAGGCTACATGGCTAACAAACGTAGACAAAACTCAAAGAGAGAAAAAGAACATATACTATACGGCGGCGGCAGAAATTGATAAAGTATGCGCCACCCTAAAGTATCTAACAAAGGGATAACATGGCTAAGAACTTTTTAAAGCAGGTATTAGACAAGCAACCACAGGGTCCAATCAATACTAAGGCTTTTATTGAAAAGATTGAGTCTGGATATGTTGCAAAACGTGGTCCAGAATTCAAAACAAAGAAAACATTCAGTCCAAGCACGCTGGTGTACGGAAGTGGTGCATGTCCAAGGTATTGGTTCTTGGCATTCACTGGTGCTGAATTTTATGATAATTCAGATCCTTATGCTGTAGCAAATATGACAAGTGGAACAATGAGTCATGAACGTATTCAAAAGGCTATTGAGGATGCTGGAATGATGGTAGAGAAAGAGAAGCGAATTGTTGCTTCAGATCCACCCATCTTTGGTTTCGCTGATGCTATTGTTCAATGGGAAGAAGAGCAGCCAGTTGTTGAAATCAAAACAATGAGGGAAGAGTCTTTTGCATATCGTAAACATGCAAAGCCACCAAACTATCATCTTATGCAATTAATTATTTATATGAAGATTCTTGGTAAGCGCCTTGGCGTTCTTCTTTATGAATCAAAGAACAGTCATGAACTTCATGCTATTCCAGTTGAGGTAAATGATGAATATAAGGCTTGGGCAGATTATGCCTTTGACTGGATGAAAAAGGTTAGAGCACAATGGGAAAGCGGAGAAATTCCACAAAAACCATATCGCTCTAATTCAAAGATTTGCAAAGACTGCCCTCTTGCTCTTGCATGTGCAGATGCCAAGAAGGGGTCTTTAAAACTTGATCCACTGGAGTATCTTGAATGAAAGTATGCGACTGGTGTTCTAATGAATTCCAGCCAAATGTGAGTTATCAGATTTATTGCTCAGTTGATTGTAGGCAATTTGCTACTAAAGAAAAAGTGGGTGAGCGATATCAATCAAGGCGTCGTAAAAAATTAGCAAAAAAAGAAAGAAGATGCGGCGGCGGTTGTGGAACGGTTCTTAGTGTCTACAACTCCGCTGGCTTTTGTCAAAATTGTATGGTTAATTGGCGCAAAGTGGATAAGGCTTTAAAAGAATTGAAAGGAATAATAGAATATGAGAAACTTAAAGAATAGGCCAGATTCATTTTGCGCTATTGATGCTAGTACAAATAGTTTGGCATTTGCATATTATAGAAATGACCAACTTGAAAAATATGGAAAGATAAAATATTTTGGCAATGATGTTTATGAAAAGATTATTGATTCGTCAAACAAAACTCGTGCATTTTTTAATGAGTTTGATGGCCTAACACACGTTGTGATTGAGCAGGTTATCTATTTAAACTCACCAAAGACCGCTGCAAATTTAGCAATGTCCCATGGAGCACTTGTTGCTGCCGCATCTCTTGCAGGAATCGATCACGTTGCTAGTGTTAGTCCAATGCAGTGGCAGAATTGGACGGGTAATAAAAGATTGACAGCAGAGGAAAAAGAAGCAATTAGAATAAATAATCCTAACAAAACAGCATCTTGGTATAAGTCGCAAGAAAGACTCTTTAGAAAACAAAGAACAATAAGATTTGTTAATGATAAATTTAATATTAAAGTTGATGATGATGATGTTGCAGATTCTATTGCAATAGGTGCGTGGGCTATTGACAATTGGGCAAAGGTGTTCTAGAATATGCCTAGAGGAACTTCGCTGCATCATTCAGAAGCGTACTTGAGAAAAAGATATATTATGGACAAAAAGAGTCCAGAAGATATCGCCAAAGAGTGCAATGTTAGTGTTCAGATAATATATAAGCAACTAAAAAAGTTTGGACTGAAAAAATGACTGATATGGTAAATCATCCACCTCATTATACTTCGGATGCTAGCGGAGTAGAGTGTATTGAGATTACAAGACATAGAAACTTTAATATAGGAAATGCCATCAAGTACCTTTGGAGGGCAGGAATCAAAGACGATTCAAAGCAGATTGAAGATTTGAAGAAAGCAATCTTTTATATTAATGATGAAATAAATAGATTGGAAGGTTTGTACGGTGAAAAAGAAGAAGAACACGACGATCCTCACTTCCAACTTCATTAAAGAATCGGAAATGACAACTCCAGAAGGAAAGTTAGTATCTCAGGGAGATATTATAAGAATTCATGGTGAGCACGGTAAAAAGTTTAAGTTTGATAAATTTGTTACCCGTGCAGACAACGGTCTTACTTGGATAGACTGCTACGAAATGCAGGGTGGTGTCATTGGAATGATGAGGTCATTTAGAGTAGAAAGAGTTAGAGTTATTCCAAAAAGGAAAAAGAGACTTAAAAAGTCTATTTAGTTAATAATTTATAGGGCGTATTATACAATATTTTTAATTTTTCTATTGCATAACACAACACTTTGTGATAACCTATTATAATGTTGTCGCCGCAAGGAGGAAACAAATGACGAAAACGAAACTGGTAGGAGGGATTATGGCTTTACTGATGGCATTCACTTCAACATCTTTTGTCTCAGTAAGCGCTGCTACCACCGAACAGGTGTATGCTAAGTCAAATGCACCTATTGCGACGGAGGCTTTAATGAATAAGCCTGTCGTAAAATTGGCTATTGAATTAAAGCCAAAGACCAAAATCCTGTGTAAGAATTGGCTTGCCAAGTCTTTGAAGGACGCAGGGTTTAAGGGTAAGGGATTGCGAATCGCATGGGCAATTGCCATGCGTGAGAGTGGAGGAAGAGCAAATGCTATTTCTTCTACTGGAGACTATGGAGTCTTTCAATTCAATCGCGCTGCATGGGGAAAGCAACCTTGGTGGGATACTACCAAGATGCTTGACCGTGATTATAATATTATGATTGCCTATCGCATCTCTCAGGAGGGTAAGACCTTTTATCCATGGGATATTGATGGAAAGGGTAGGCATAAGGGCAACTATACTTCAAACTATGTTTATCAGAAGTATAAGTCATGGTATGAGAAATACCCAGTAGATTGTAAGTAGTAGTAGGCGGGATAGGGTAACTAATTTATTAGGTGGCAACAATCCTATCCCGCCACTGCTATAATTGGACATTATGACTACAGATATCATTACGCATATTGAAGAAGTAAACAGAGTTGCTACTGAATATATCAAGGGCTTAAATGAATCAGAAATATCAAAAGAACTTGACATACCAAGAGCAAGAGTCTCTTCCCTTTTACGAGAGTGGAAGAGTATGGCTAGCAATTCAGAGGCCGTTAGAGCAAGAGCGAGAGAGGCACTATCTGGAGCAGATACACACTACTCTAGGCTTATCAAGCAAGCCTATGAGGTTATTGAAGATGCCAATACCCAAGGATCACTCACAGCAAAGACTGCCGCTATCAAACTTATCTTGGACATTGAATCAAAAAGAATTGACATGCTTCAAAAAGCAGGGTTGCTAGAAAATAAGGAACTTGCAGAGCAACTACTTGAAACAGAAAGAAAGCAGGAACTTCTAATGAAGATACTTGTTGACGTATCTGGAACGTGCAATAAATGCAAGCCAGAGGTTCTTAAAAGGCTTTCTGAGGTATCTGGTCCTACAGGAGAGGCAGTAGTAATTTATGACGCTTGATTTTAGTGAATTTCTTGATGCTCTCAATGATTCTCCATTTGAAGAAGATCCAGTAGATTTAGATACATTTTTGCATGATGCAAATTATTTGGATCAACCAGAACTTTCACAGATTCAGCGTGATCTTGTAGAGGCAATGAGTCAAATCTACAAGGAAGAAGATCTTATTAGATTGATGGGAGAAAAAGAAGGTCGTGAGCATTATAAAAAGTATACAAAGGCAGAAGTCCTTCTCCAACTTGGCAAGGGATCTGGTAAAGATCATACTTCTACAATTGGCTGCGCTTATTTGGTATATAAACTTTTATGTCTAAAAGATCCAGCAAGGTATTTTGGCAAACCGCCTGGAGATGCAATAGATATTATTAATATTGCTATTAACGCACAGCAGGCAAAGAACGTATTCTTCAAGGGATTCAAGAATAAGATTGATAGAAGTCCTTGGTTTGCTGGAAAGTATGACTCCAAGGTAGATAGTGTTGAGTTTGATAAAGCGATCACAGTATATTCTGGTCACTCAGAAAGAGAAAGTCATGAGGGATTAAATCTTATCCTTGCCATTCTTGATGAAATATCTGGATTCTCCCAGCAATCTAATACAGGAAATGAAAATGC